ACTTGCGAGTTCTTAGGGATAGACCCTGTACTCGCAGCACCCAAGCCCGAACCAAGTGCAGCCTACAAGCAAGTAGGTCGTAACGGCGCAGTGCAAGACGCTAACGGTAACTGGGTAGAGGCTTACATAGAAACAGATATGTTTGCCGACACTACAGAAGACGGCGTAACAACTACTAAAGCAGAGCATGAAGCAGCCTACCAAGCACAGCTTGATGCAACTGCGGCGGCGGGTGTTAGAACTACTAGAAATACCAAACTAGCGGAGACAGATTGGATGGGTATGTCTGACGTTACTATGTCTACCGAGATGGCTACCTATAGACAGGCTCTTAGGGACATTACGGCACATGAAAACTTTCCAAGCTTAGAAGACTCTGACTGGCCGGTAGAGCCATAGGGCAAGAGTATGACAAGTGATTCATGTGTTTGTCTTGGTTCTGATTATAGGAGGTGATCAAGCGTCTGAAACTTGTGATCAGGCGATGTGCTTTTACGACTTAAATCGCTGTAATTATTTTGCAAACAGACTGCAAAGACGTACAACACCTAGCACATCTAGTCCGATCTCAGCTTACTGCAAGCCGCTTTTAGTAGACCCAAAGCAAGATGGGATAAGGATTTACTAATATGGCGGCAGAGATTATAGCGGCAGTACAGATGTGCTCTTCAGCCTACCGTTTTATGAAGACGGCGGTAAACGAGGGCAAAGAATTGGGTGACATGACCAGAGCTTTGAGTAAGTTCTGGGATGCTCGTGAAACGGTTAGTGTGCTTGAACAAAAAGCTACTAACCCGAGCAAAATAGAAAAATTGTTTGGCGGCAAATCAGTTGAGAGCCAGGCGTTAGAGATAACGCTCCAGAAGAAAAAGGCTCAACAGTTAGAGAAAGAATTAAAAGACCTCTTTTATTGGAGCGGCAATGCTAATCTTTGGCATGACATGCTTAAAGAGCGATCTAAAATACGCAATCTGCGGATTGCAGAGGCTAAAGCAAAAGCAGAATCAAGAGCCGCAATTATTGACATCGTATCCATAATTGGTACTTGTTCAATTATATTTATAGTTGTTATGGCAATCGCGGGGATAGTAGTTTGAATTTAATTGATTATGCTAAAACTAATCGTCAGCGAGAAGTCTTAAAATGTTGGGAAAAACATAACAGAAATTCTGTCCGGGCTAGTGGAGATTTAGGAATTACGTCTTCTACTGTTAGGGATATTATCAACACCATTAGATCGAGAGCCTCTGCTGCAGGTTTTAGCGAAAATTGGGACGCTACACGTCACGTACCTACAGGTGAGCACGTTATTGGCCGCTCAATTTACACTGAAGATGATGAAGGCAATAAAGCGTGGCTTAAAACTAAACGCAGTATATTACAAGCTGAAAGAGAACAGGCATTAAAAGCTTTTGTAGAAGAAATTAAAACAACATTGGTTCCTGTTGCTAAAAAACCAAAAGCTAAAAAGCATAATAAAGATTTATATATGCCCACGATTATTATTGGGGATGCTCACATAGGTATGAGAGCTGATGGGTCGGAAACTAGAGACAGAGATTTTGATTCTAAGATTGCATCAAAAGAAATCTTAGCTGCCGTAGATAACCTAACAGATAAAATGCCTGAAGCTAAAACAGGCATGCTAGTTCAAGTTGGTGATTTTACGCACTCTGATGGCTCCAGCCCATTTACTACAAAGGGCACGTTAGTTGATGTAGATACGCGGTTTGAAAAGATTATGCGAACCGCAGCAAATGTAATGATCCATTCTATAAATCGAATGTTAGATAAGTGTGGCACAGTTCATGTTGTTGTCGCGAGGGGTAATCATGATTCTGATGCCGCTATTGCAGTACAACTTATTTTAGAGTTTTATTATTCTAACGAGCCAAGAATTAATATTTTAAAATCAAAAGGATTCTTTCATTATTTACAGTGGGGCAAATGGTTGTTTGGTATCCATCATGGTGACAAGATAAAAGCTGCGAAACTAGCTCAAATCATGCCTAGAGATATGCCAAACGCCTGGGGTAGCACTACACATAGATTATGGTTTGTTGGTCACTTTCATCACGCAAGCGTACAGGAGTTTGAGGGAGTTACAGTCCAGAAGTTTGGCACATTAGCACCACCAGATGCGTGGCATGCAGGACAGGGTTACGGCTCAGACCATACAATGTCGATGATTGTTTTTAAGAAAAATGGCGGAAGAAATATTACTTGCACGTATGAAATCGATAAGCAGTACAGTGAACCGGATGTAGTAATATAATGGAAAATAGAATCGATAGAATTGAAAGCAAGATAGATGATCTACAAGAAGCTGTTGTTTCTTTAGCGCGTGTAGAGGAAAGGATTACAACTATATTTAATCGTCAAACTTTGATTGAAACTAAAATTAGTACAATGGATGAAAAGTTACAGAATATATCCCCATCTGTTGTGTTTGGAGAGAGGGTTTTTTGGATAATCATTGTTGCGACTGCAACTGTAATAGGAAGAATGCTATGAAAAAAATAGGTAAGTGGGTAAGAAATCTGGTTCAAACTGCTACTGAAAAGCAGGTGGGCATAGCAGTGGTAGTTCTTGTCATTGTTCTGATAGGGCTTGGCGCAGCATGATTAGTGCGTTAATAGGCCCAGTTAGTGCCATACTAGACAAGGTTATTCCTGATACAAACTTAAAAGAAAAGTTGTCTCATGAAATAGCTACGATGGCCGAACGTCATACCCAAGAACAGGTTATGGCGCAGATCGAGGTTAATAAAATTGAAGCAGCTCATAATAGTATGTTTGTTGCTGGCTGGAGACCTGCTATTGGTTGGATATGCGCTTTGGGCATGGCTGGCAACTTTTTAATTATACCGTTTGTGAACATGGCTCTTGAGTTATTTGAAACGGGTGTAGAGATACCGTTAATAGCATTAAGTGAGATGATGCCTGTTCTAATGGGCATGTTGGGTTTAGGCGCAATGAGAACCTTTGAGAAAACCAAAGGTGTTTCGAGAGAAAAATAATGAGTATTAAGGAAACGTAATGGCTAGTATTTATAATCCTAATGTTTATACAGAAGGTGCTCCTCCTCTTGCCTCTGCTATTTGGGATGACCTTTTAGACTCTATTGCCAAAGAAACCACTGAAGGCTCTGAATCAGAAATAGCCAGTATCTTGGCTGACCAGGCTAGAGGTCAGCTAGATTTATTATATGGCTCTGGATTGCCTGAAAGCGAAAAAGCAGCAGCCCTAGCAGATTATTTGCAAAGGTCTGGATTTAGTGCAGACATTGTTCCGCAACTAAGTGGTGGTCAGTTTACTAAAGAAGACGTAGTTTCAACTTTAGCCAAATATGGCTACGGCTCCAGCGGTCAGCAGTTACCAAGCACAGAAGAAAGAGGGGCAATTTTAGGAGGAGATTATCCATTTGCTAATCAGGCTATGGGAACTACAGAAGTTACTCAGGATACCGTTAATGAAATTCTTGCTGGAGCTATAGCAGCCCGTCAAGAAATTATGGGAGACACTGCCTTCCCTACAAGTGAGCAAGAGTTAGCTGTACAGGCAGCGGTTGCTGATTTGTTTTCTAATGCAGGTATTGCAGTAGACCAAAGCACAATTAATCCGTACAGTTTAGAGGGAGATTCTCTTGGTCGATTTGTAGACCGGATTACAGTTGTAGATGAAACTGCTGAATCTAGTAGTTCTGCCGCTGCTGAAGCTGCTGCCGCCGATTCTTCTTCTGATTCTTCTGCTGATTCTTCTGCCGATTCTACGGCCTCATTAGATAACGAGCTTTTAGAAGCAGATTCTGCTCTAGGCGATACTACACTATCAGGCGATTCTTCTGCTGGCGAATTTTCTAAGGGAGACATAATTACAGATGATCGAATAGTAGGTGATTATCCATTCATTTATGACGCAGAGGCTAAGGTGTTTCATTACACTCCATTTGATAACAATGGTAATCGTATTTATACAGGAGAAACTTTAGACGCTTCTACAGTAGCAGGATTTAATCCTAACGAAGCAAGCACTGGAGCAACCAGAGGTATTATTTTTGATCCTAATACCGGACAAGCCTCTGTAGAACAGATTGGAGGAGGCAGCATTGATACAGGCGCAGCTGTAGAAGATACAGGATCACAAGGATCAGGGCTTGACATTACTGTTACAGGCGGCGGTTTAATTAATAATGTAATTAATACTCTTATTACTGGGAATGGAGATAGCAATAATAATGGCACTGGCAATATTTTAGACAATGGATTAGACGGAACAGATGGAACAGACGGAACAGATGAAACAGATGGAACAGATGGAACAGACGGAACAGATGGATTAGACGGAACAGATGGATTAGACGGAACAGATGGATTAGACGGATTAGACGGATTAGACGGATTAGATGGATTAGACGGATTAGATGGATTAGATGGTGCAGACGGATTAGATGGTGCAGACGGATTAGATGGTGCAGATGGTGCAGATGGTGCTACAGGGGCTACGGGTGCTACAGGTGCTACAGGAGAAAAAGGAGAAAAAGGCGAGGCTGGAAAAGATGGAATGATAGGATTGTTTAGCCAAGTCATTAGTGAAACACCCATTGCAGATTCAATTTTGTTTGAACCACAATTTACAAAACTAGATAACATTCCAGTTGGAATGTTTGAGCGATTTTTACAGGCCGCAGGAGGCAGGTAGATGACATATTTAGAAGCAATTAATAACGTCCTCCGCAGGTTAAGAGAAGATGAAGTAACTACTACGCAAGAAACTTCGTATTCTGGTTTGATAGGCGATCTAGTAAATGATGCAAAGAAGCTAGTAGAAGACTCATGGACTTGGTCTGCATTACGCAGCACCATAGAAGTACCCACAGTAATTGGTCAGGCAGAATATTCTCTTACTGGCTCTGGTCAAAGCGCAGTTATTAAACAAGCAATGAGCAGTAGTGGTCACGGTTTTTTGACGCTAAATACTGTTCCGTATTTTGACAATCTATACTTTAATCAAACTCCTGCCAATGCAGTGCCTACTGATTACATTGTCAGTGGAGTAGATGATAACGATGATTTAAAAGTAAAAGTTTATCCACAGCCTGATGCTGTATATACGTTAAGATTTGACATAGCTGCACCACAGACTCTGTTAACGGCAGATGCTACCAAGATCAAAGTGCCGTATCATCCTGTTGTACAGATGGCCTATGCTATGGCTCTTCGCGAAAGAGGTGAAACAGGTGGTCAGTCAGCAGCAGAGCAGTTTGCCGTAGCTTCTTCTGCGTTATCAGATGCAATAGCAGTAGACGCTAACAGATACCCCTTAGAAACAACCTACATGGTGGTATAGATGGCTCAACAATTACAGAGCATTACAATAACAGCACCTGGCTTCGCGGGTATTAACACCCAAGACGCACCATTAGCTCAAGAGCCTAGCTTTTCGGCTGTGGCAGATAACTGTGTGATCGATAAAGAAGGGCGTATAGCTTCAAGAAAAGGCTATAGCATGATCTCAACTAACGGCGCGGCTGTGCTGGGAAGCTCTGATGGCATTGAGGCTATGGGTGAATTCGTAGCTAATGATGGTGATATTACATTCCTATCGGCAGGTAATAACAAAATCTTTACAGGGACAACTACTCTAGTAGATGCCACTCCTGGGTCATATACCATTTCTGCTAACAATTGGAAGTTTGTTTCGTTTAACGATCACATGTATATGTTTCAACGCGCTCAAGAGCCTTTAATGTATTCGGATCATGCAGGCACAGTAGAGAAGATGTCATCTCATGCACACGCTACAGGAACACCCCCGCAGGGTAATGAGTGTCTAGCAGCGTTTGGTCGCTTATGGGTAGCAGACTTTACAAATGATAAGTCTACAATCTACTGGTCAGACTTACTTGACGGAGCAGCTTGGACAGGAGGGTCTACGGGGTCGATTGACATTACCACTGTATGGCCTACAGGGTACGATACAATCGTTGCCTTAGCCGCTCACAATGGTTTCTTGGTGATCTTTGGGCGCAACTCTATTGTTTTGTATGATGGAGCCGAAAGCCCCGCAAGCATGACCCTCGCGGATACTATCTCTAATGTAGGCTGTGTATCAAGGGATGCCGTAGTATCTACTGGTAAAGACTTAATATTCTTAGATGATTCTGGTGTTCGTAGCCTAGCTAGAACAATTCAAGAGAAGTCAGCACCAATTGGTGATATATCTAAGAATGTAAACAATGATATTAAATCCCTCTTTGCGGCAGAGACAGGGAATATCAGCATGCACTACTCTCCGCGTGAGGCGTTTGTGTTGCTGAACTTTCAAGAATTAGCTGTAGTGTATTGTTTTGATACACGTTTCCCATTACAGGATGGTAGTTACAGAGCGACTACTTGGTCGCATATTAACCCATTAATCTTTGCTAATACTGCTGCTGAAGATTTATACATTGGCAATAGTGCAGGTCTTGCTCAATACACAGGCTTTAATGATGGGACTAGCAGCTATTTATTAAGTTATTTTAGTCATCCTTTGAGCTTTGGTGACACAGCTAATTTAAAATTCTTAAAGAAGATTAATTTAACTACCTTTGATGGAGCAGAATCTACTGTTGTATTGAACTGGGCATACGACTATTCAGGCGCATACAAGAAACAAGCGTATACTTTGCCAGCCTCTAATGTGGGACAATACAATATCTCTGAATTTAATACGACAGCGGAGTATTCTTCTTCCATTTCTTTAATAAAACGAAAGAAAATTAATACGTCAGGACAGGGTACAGTAGTAGCCGTTGGCGTAGAAACTACAGTTGATGGCAAGACAATTGCCTTGCAAGAAATTAATATTCAAGCCCTAATGGGAAGGATTGTGTAATGTCTAACTACACGAAGATCACGAACTTCGCTGCCAAAGACGCTATGGTTAGCGGAAACCCCGCTAAAGTAATTAAAGGTGTTGAGGTAGGGGCTGAGTACGATGCAATTGCTGTAGCAGTAAACAGTAAATCAAACTCTGCATCTCCTACATTCACAGGAACAGTAACCGCAGCTAACCTAACGGTGAGTGGTACGTCTACGTTTGGAACTATTGATGGAGGTACTTACTAATGGCCTGGTATGACGGTTTAATTGGCGGCACTACAGGAGGTTTACTCTCTGCTATAGGTAGCGCAGCAGCTCAAGAGAAAGCAATTAGAGATATAGAAAAAGCTGGTGAGCGCGATGTCAAAACAGTGTATGGCGATATGCCTCCTGTTGCAGCTACTGGTGGATTAATGGGTGAGATTAGCCGCCAATCTCAGTTCAAGCCATTCGGTGTTACTACTCCTACAGGGAGCCAGGCCTCTATAGGGGCTACTGGCGGGTTAACTGCTACGTTAAGCCCTGAAGAGCAAGCCTTGCAAAATCGATTGCTAGGGTTTAGCTCTCAAGCCTTTGGGATGCTAAGTGATCCAGCGCAAAGAGAGCAAGAGCAAACATCACTTATTAATATGCTGACTCAAGACCCTACGGCAAGAGCTGCGCGAGAGCAGGAGATTATGGATAATCTCACAGCCTTGCAAGCACCCGAACAAGAGCGGCAACGCCTGGGATTAGAGGAGCGGTTATACGGTCAAGGAAGAACAGGAGTTAGAACCAGTATGTTTGGAGGAACTCCTGAAGCTTTAGCATTAGAAAAAGCTATTCAAGAACAGCAAGCTGGATCAGCTTTAACAGCTATGGAGCAAGCAAGAGCAGAACAAGCTTTAACATCGCAGCAAACATTAGCAGGACTAGGAGAGCTACGAGGTAGAATGGGCTTGGCTGGTGACTTAGGGCTACAAGCTATTCCAGGGGCGTATCAAGGACAGCAACAGCTCTTGGCTAATTTGCAGCCATCATTAGAAGCTGCAAGATTAGCGTCAGCTTTACAGACCACAGGTTTAGGATTGGGAACAGGACTAGCAGAGTCTACTTTAGAAGCACAGCTTGGTTACTCAGCACTCGCTAATGCGCTACGTCAGCAGCAGTTCCAAGGGCTGTTTGACTTGTTGAAGGGTGAGCAAACTAAAGATTCTTCTTCAGGAGGAGCTGCTACAGATTCTAACTTTAGGTTTTACGATCCAAACACTTATCAAAATGCTAATCTGCAAGATATCGGCAACATTGCAAATGCAGCTTCAGGTCTTTTAGGGAGATAATCATGGCTATAAATATATCTACACTGTTTGCAGACATTATTGATACTCCTGAACAACGACAGGAGAAACTGCTACAACAAGGCATGGCTCAAGGCCAGCTATTAGCATCAGGTCTTACAGGCCGGGCTAGAGCATTAGCTCCTCTTGCTCAAATGGCAGGTCAGCTAGGTGTGCAGCGTAACGAAGACATTCGCAGGGCAGTACAGCCTATGTTTGGGATCGATCCCAGAACTACGGGTGAGAAAGTACAGGAAGCTCTCAAAGGTGTAGACCCTAATAACCCGAAAAGTCTCCTTCAGGCAGCACAAGCTGTAGGGAGTCTAGGATTAGGCACTCAATCTGCTCAAATAAGAGCTATGGCTGCTGATGTAACTAGGCAAAAACAAGCCGATGAGCTTCAAAGAAGAAAAGCTGAGGCCGATATAGCAGCTTCAGAAACGTCAACCCAAAGAGCCAGAACACTCCTTCCTTTTGAGGTAGCAGAATCTACTGAAGGTCTGACTAATTCTGTTCAGCAAAGAGAAAACGCAAATAGAATATTTCAAATTGAATATGAAAGAGCAACTAATCAATTAGAAAGAGACGACATTGCTAGACGCCAGCAAGATTATTTGTTTAGTATAGATGCGGCAGAATCTCTATATAGATTATCGAATCTTGAAAACCAAGAAACAGCAAGAAGAAATATTCCTCAGTTTGTGTCTGATTTAAGACAAGGTGGAAATGAAAATATAGCATCCTTGTTAGAAAAAGGATTTATAACGTCAGATGGAGCGGCAGAATTACTTCTTCAAAAAGGTGGTATGAGTGAAGATTCTTGGAAAAGATTAAGCAACTCAACTATTTTTAATAGTGCTACTGGAGAATCAAAATTATTTGAAGATACCGGGACTGCAACAACTTTCCAAGTAAATGTAAATGGCGTTCCTACGCTTTTTGGAATAGGTAAGGAAGGAAATGTAACCTATCAGATAAACGCAGAAACATTGCAAAACATAGCTCCTGGGCAAAATGTTGATGGCACTCCTAGCGCAGCTATTGATGCTTCAGTATCCGAGGCCAATCAAGGCCAATCAGCAAAATGGATTGCTGAAAAAACTCTTAGAATATCTCAGAACAAAGATATATTAGATGCTATTGATGCGGCTAGACTTTATGCGGAATCTAACTCTTCTGCTACTGGAGTAAAAGGCAGAATAGCAGAGTCATTTGGAGATGCTCCTCTTGGTATTGGGCCATGGATAACGCAATCAAAAGTAAATTTAAAGGAGCTTTTGGCTCAACTGACTGGAAACATTGCTTTTGATAGGCTGCAAAGAATGAGAGAAGAAAGCAAAACTGGTGGTGCTTTGGGTAATGTTTCAAACATTGAATTAGGATTATTGGGAAGCACTCTGGGTTCTATTAATCCTGACATGGATTTAGATATATTTTTACAACAGTTAGACAAGATTCAGCGACACTATACAAACTTTTTAGCTATTGAAATGGGTCATCAATCTGAGCTTGACTTAACTGGAACCGATTACGAAGGCATGGTTGAAATTTTAGAAAACCCAGATGGCACATCTAATATGTATGTTTTAGATGATGATGGTAATTGGGAAAGAATGTCAGGGCCAAGAGCAGAAACCATTCAATTTAAAAAACTTTAATTGAGTAAAAGTTATGGCAGAGCAAGGAATTACAGCGACAGAAAGCGAAGTTAAAAGGATACAAGAGCAAATTCTCAGAAGAAAAGAGGGTTCTCCTCAAACTACTGTTAGTGTTTCTCAATCTTCTGAACAACAGTCTATTCCTGCGTCTGTTGCCGAAGAAAATATTATTGAACAAACACCCATTACTCAAGATAACTGGTGGGAATTTGAACGTCTTGACCTTCCTGGTTTTGATGAAGACAGGTCTGGCAGAGATATGTTTCAAGCTGTCATATCAGACACAATTACGTTTGGCTTATCGGAAGAGGCTTCTTCGGCTATGCTTGCTTTAATTGATAAAGCACGAGATGTTTCTGGCGGTGGCAACACTTCTTATTCAGATTTTTATCGAGAGAATGTTAGCAGACTTGAAAACGAAAGATTGCAGTGGCAGGAAGAAAATGTTTTTGGAACTGGTGTTGGCACGGTTCTCGGTATAGCAGGAAGCATTCCAGGAACTGTTTCTAAGGGGGCAACAAATGTTGCATTGCCAGTAATATCAAATGTACTAGAAAGAATATCCCCACGGATTGCACGAGTATCAGCTCCATTCACTTCTAGGGCTGCATCTGCGGCAGAGAGAGTTGCCCAGGCAACGCCTCAAACAATTAAGAATTTAGCTGCTGGTGCTCCTCAAGCGGCTGCCTACGGTGGTTTGGCTGGCTTTGGTTACTCTTTGCAGGGAGAAGACGCTGAACAAGCTTCTTTTGACGGGGCTAAAACAGCAATCTTATTTAATACAGTGTTCAGGGGTCTTGGCACTGGAATTTCTGCATTGGCTCAGAGAAGAGTGGAAAGAGAGCTTGGGAAAGGAAAGAATTTTGTTCCTTTAATAGCTGCTGGAGATTCCAAGTTAGCCAATATATACAATTCTATTACTAAAAACTTACCGATAGCTGGCGGTATGATTAAAAGCCAATTAGATAATTTTAAGAAACCATTGATTACTGCCAAAGATAAAGCTTTTGCAGAAATACAGGAACGAACTGGGATTAGAGAATTATCTAGCATAAACAAATATGTTGAAGACATTAGCACAAGACTGAAAGGGACTGCTGAATCAATAAAAAACAAGGTAGCAAGAGGCATAAAATTAGACCCAGAGAAACAATTTCAGATTGAAAGGAGATACCAAACTATAGAATCCGCAAGGGCTAATGTAGTACAAGGAATCCTTAATGCAAAAGAAAAACTGTTCAGAACAAATATAGTAAATGCTTCTGCACCAAGGAATTTAAGCAATAAACTTCAAGCAGAATTTAATGAGGCAATTGAAACGGGAAGAATGCAAAACGCTATTTCTTTTCTTGAAAATGCTTGGAAAAATGGTTTTGGGGTAATAAAAAACAGAGCCTTTACTTTAAATGCTGATGACTTCGTTGCTTCAATTCAGAAAAGAATGAGCGATGTTGATAGTGACGGTTTTGCCCTTTTATATGGAGATAAAAAAATAAATTTTGACTCTACAGTAAAGGCGTTTTTGTCAGGGAAATTAGACGGAAATAAGATTTCTGGACAGGCAATATCTGACCTTAGAAATAGGTACTCAAGAGAGGTTAGAAATCTGTTAAATCAAGGTGGAGAGGCTGCTCAGAGAGGTTTTCTGTTAAAAAATGTTTTGGATGAAATTGATGGGCTGATTACAAAACAGTTGCCAAAATCTGAGGCTGCAATATTTCAAGCGGAGAAGAACGCATGGAGAGTCTATGTAAATCTTCTTGACTCTACCGCTTCTGCCAGCACAAAAGGAGGGGTAAGAGGTGCTTTCACGGAAGACCAATGGCTCCAGGCATTAAAAAGAAATCAATCTAGGCTTCATGTAAAAGGGCAGGGTAGTTTTCAATCAGCCGCAGATGATTTGGCTGATATTAGGACTAGGTCTGTAAGCACACTGAATAAAATAAATGAAAACACAAAAAGAAGAATGAGCATTGCCCTAAATCTTGAGAAGCAAAAGGTTCAAGAGTCTCTTGCGAACGCTAGAGCAAATCCTACTGGAACTGAGTTAGAAAACGTCAGACTAATGCAATCGTACACAGAAACTTTAGGAAAAATAGATGAGATTGACACGCTTTTACAATCTGGAAATTCTACAGTTTCCAATTTTATGGGAGCTGCATTAGCTTCTGCGGGAATATTTACTGGAGGAGCGGGAAGTGTTGGTATTGGTGCTGCAATAGCTACTATGATAGGCTCTCAAGGGTTTCAAAGATTCTTGGCTGGTCAGACCGGAGTTCAAAGGGGAATATCTGCTATATCTTCTGAGGCCTCAGCAGGATTAGCGAGGGGTTCTGCGGTAGTTTCTGGTCAAGCACAAGCTGGAGGGATAGAAGAAACTACCCCTTCAGAATATAGAGCAATCGCAAATAGTAAAAATAATAATGCCAAGGCTTTAGCCTTTAAAAGAGTCTTGGAGCTAGGTCAAGAGCAAAGGCTTAAAAGGATAAACAGAGACGCATACACAAAATTAAAATCGGCATACGAATCTGTTTATTCGCGATAGTTTTTGCCTAATTTTGCGCTCAATCAAAAAATAATCCCCTGTTACCTGGTGATCTGTTGACTTCAATGCAATAACTCTTCGCCTTTATTTTTTTCATCTAAAAACTTTAAGAATTGTTTTTTCATAATTTCGTTTTGAGTAATAAATTCTGTCAGGTCTTCGAGCATAAACATTATTGTGCCTATGACGTTAACATCATGCCCTTCTAATGTGTGCAGCATATCACTGAGCCACTCATCAGCTTCTTCTGGCGTAACTAGCTGCACATGTATTTCATTATCCATTATTCGCCCAGCCTTTTCTTGTGTGTTTTAATCAGCTCTAGGAACTCTGTTAGTAACTCTTCGTAATCTGACTTGTATCGTTTAATTGGTTGCTTCTTCTTCGCGATCATCTCTTCTACAAATTCCCTGCCGTACATATCTTCCATCCACAACGTGTACTCCTGTGCAGCAGAGCCATGTCTCATGCCCCACATATTACAACCTGCACACTGAGGGTGTATGTTCTCTATCTCTAATGCCCAGTATGATGAATTGCCCTTGGGGATAAAGTGACCGCCCTGCATCTGACTGTAGTGCTTAGTCACACCGCATGAAACACAAGCGCAGTATCCGTTATCATCAGCAGCAGAGATACGTGCAAGCTTCTGAATAGCTCGATAACATTCCTGGCGCAACATAGCACTGGTTTTAGTTTTTGGTTTAGACTTTCGTTTGCGCCTCTTAATTCTTAGCGACATTACTTCCAGAAGCCTGGGTTTGAATTGTTATTTTGCCAGTAGCGGAGTGTTTTTTCTGCGCGAATTTGATCTTCTTTGCTCATCTTGTCATATCGAAGCTTAATTAAACCGACACTAAATAAGAATGAAGTGATTGGATATACTTTGCGAATAGCTACCACATCATCAGGCTGTTTGTAATGATCTTTGCTTTCTTCCCAATCTTCTGGCATATAGTCCATAAAATTTATTGGCTTAACCATTTCATAAAACCCTCGATTATATAGAACAAATTGCACAGCCAGGGCTATCATCAAAAAGCCTTATCTGATCTTCGTTGTTCCTTTGACTTCCTCCAATGCTGTTAAACATTGGCTTCTTTATAATGTCTGCCACGTTCTTGATCTTTATGTATTGCGATCTGCCAAAGTCATCATAGGCGTAAGCCTTCTCCTTGTGCGGATCACCCGCAGCTTGACATGGAAAGCAACCCACTCTAGTAAAACCATCCCGATACAAAGGGTTTTCTTTCCCGTTTAATTTTTTAATGACTTCTTCAAAGCTCCACTCAAGAATAGGAAGCCTGAACATTACGCCCATTTTCGCTAGATATTTAGGGTAAAGGCTCATGATTTCATGCGGAGGATAAATCTCATTGTGTAGCTTCGTTTCATACCTTTTTGACCTCGCCGTACTTTCACCAAACCTCATGCCATACCAAACTTCAAACCCATGCCCGATATTTTCTGCAAGCTCTTTTAAAAATTTCTTGGTAGGTTGTATTTTAAGCTCATTGGTACAGTGCCTAGCAGTACCGGACGGAAATCTGCCATGTCGTATGCATTTCTCTTCGACAGAACCCTCGCAAATTCTCTCTATTTTCACCCCGTAATGCTTTTCCATGAAATCTACATGGTTATAGGTAATTGGATGCTCAAACTTGGTATCACAGAAAAGCCCAATTACTTCCAGTCTATCAAATCGCTCTAGAGCAAGTTCAAGACAGACCTGACTATCTTTTCCTCCGCTTATAGGAACAACGCATTTAATCATTTCTAGTGCCTTCCAAAAAAGCAAAATAGTTTACTCGGGTAGTCTTTCATTATTCTGTTGATCCAACAGACTCTTCTGCTTCAAAATAATTCAACATTAGTTCGGGCGCACATTCAACTTGCAAGGTTACTGTTTGCCTTTGTACATCATACGTGAATATAGGGTTTTGACGCAATGTGGTACAGCGCATGCCATGAAACTCAAACTCAGGACGCACAGGCTCTGCAACAGCAGTTGGTTCTTCAACAGGTGTGGGCGAGAAGCGTTCGTAAGCAAAGAACACTACCAGGCTGCTAACAATGACCAGAAAAGACACAAACAACGTGATGGTTAGAAATGGATTATCTAGGTTAGATTTCTTCATTCGGGTCAACTCCAAGAGAATACACATCACTCATATCCATGTTTAACTGATCACATATTTCTTTAAAACGCCAAACACTCATGCCTCTTTGCGATAATGCGTGACAGTAATTAGCCGCACTGATGCCCAGAGCCTTCGCGACTGTAGTGTGTCTAATGTTAGTAAGTTCATGGGCTTTTCTAATTGCCTTACCTATGTGCATAACAACTCCTAAATCGTGCTTATGTTGTAGTTTGTCTTTCGGCCTAGTGATATAACGCTGTATGCTATGTCTTCTGAAACTCCGTAATATTCTGCGAATCGAGCAACTGTCAGGAAATCACTGACCCAGTCTCCTATGATGATAATTGCTGATTCAGTAATGACCCAGTTAACGCCGTTGCTAAAGTTGTATGCGTTCATCTTCTTATTTACCAAGTCGATTGTCGCACCACGAGCAGTCGCTGAAACTTTCCGCTTGCCCTCTGGATTGAGGCGCAGCATTACGGAATCCTCGCCGTATTCAATGTCATAACGTGCATTGGGAACGAATCCCGCCCTGAGCATTGATGGGTGGTTCTGTAGCCACGCCCGATTGCATCCCCTATGAATGGTTGCTTGCGTTGAAACTAGGTCGATTACTTGGTTATTGTTTGTCATTGTCTTCTCCTTGATGCCCCCGAAGGAGCTGGTTGGTAAAGTAACTCAACGTGAGCTTGGAAAATCCACATAAACATTATGTTTCTCGGACATGTGCCTACTTAAAGTTAGATACACTGCGTTAACTTCCTTCGGAGAAAGATCAGATGTTTTTGTTTTGCTAAACATAATATCTTGGATCGGAACCCATAGATGTTTTTTAGCTGACGGTTGCGTCCAAGGGATTTCTACAGATGGCTTTAAAACTGCTCTCATATCCAGCCCAGCATCACACAAAGCCTGTGCCAGCCATTCACAATATAGATGCAAGGAAGAGTTTTGCTTTTGAGTTCGTTTCCCTTCTGGCAATTTCTGTAAATTAACAATACCTCCGTTAGGGCAACCCGACAAAAAGCTACGAGATTCATTATTAACTGGAAGCAATGCCCCATTGATTAGTTTAAATTCCATGATCCTCTCCATATTATCAGTTGGGCTAGGGTTTAGGCTCATCACTACTGGTAGCGACCATCTTAAATTCATCGTCTTTCAAGGTAGGGTCTTCAACTATCTTCACTCCTTGATACTCACTACTGGTAGCGGTAGAGGGGAG